AGATAGTTTTGCGAGATATTTCGCTCTTTTTCGTCGGTATTTACGTGAAGGACGTAGTAGCCTATCTGCGTGTTGCTAGCATCAAGTAGTGGCACAACGCAAAAATAGTGCGTCTTATATACGTAAAATTCATACTTTTTAAGGTCGATATCACGCAAAATTCCAACTATATTTAAATTTGCACTGCTTAAATTTTCGATGTAATAATCACTTAAAATTTGATCACTTGGCGCGCTTTTATGTGCTGGCATCTTATCTTTTGATAGAAGCACAAAAAGGTCTATGCCTTGCGTTTTATAAAAATTTCCAAGTGAGTCGTAGTTTAGCAAAACCTCGATGCTACCGATGTTTTTGCCCTCATGCATCACATTTGAAACAGCCCTTATAAGCACCCCAGCATACCACGCCTCGATGCCAACCATGGGCTTATTTTGACGTCTTGACTCTTGGACTAAAAACCTACCGCTAGCGATCATATCGCCATATCTGTTTAGATCCCAGCTTCTTACGTAGCTTTTTAGATCTTTGTCATAAAGATGAAGTTTGATATTGTTATACATCGACGCTGCGCCAAGAGTTTTGGTTAAATTTTCGATATTTTTTACGCACTCATCGCGGTTTTGACCCAGCAAGCACATCTGTATAGACTCATTTTGAGCAAGCAGGATCGAGATCGCCATTGATGAAAATTTCTCATCATCGATGCTTTTGTTTAGCTGCTTTACGTGGTAGTCAAAAAAGACACGCATGTTGTTTTGCTTTTTTTCAACCATGTATGAGCTATAAAGAAAGTAAAAGAGGCTACCAAGCAGCGCAAAAACGACCAAAACGATATAGATATTAAAATATTTTTTGTATTTACTCAAAACTAAGCCTTAGTTTTTTTTCTAAAAATTTAGCAAACTCATCAAATTTAGGCAGCTCAAGCTCGCTTTTTCTTTTGGGGCTAGCCCAAACGCTATCTGGGAAAAATGCATCGTTTTCAAATCTCGTAATGACGTGAATATGCACGTGTGGCACGTAGTTTCCAAAACTTGCGATGTTTATCTTAGTTGGTTTATAAAACTCAAGCATCGCCTTTTCAGCAACCAGCATCGCTTCAAAAAGCCTAGCTCTACTCGCTTCGTCACACTCACTTAGCTCACGGTAGGGCTTAGCGGTAAAAATTTTCACCCACGGAAGCTCGTTCTCTTCGCGCTCAACCCTTATAAATTTATCTTCATATATCATATTTTGCCCCTATTTTATACGAAATTTCTCTCTCGTAAAAGCGTGTAAAGCTTGATCGTTGAGATAAAAAATGTCACGATCGCAGGTCCAAGTATGACGCCCCAGAAGCCAAACGTCGTGATGCCAGCGATCATCGCAAAAAAGATGAGTAGCTCGTTTATCTTTGTTGGTATCTTGACTAGTTTTGAGTTTATAAATTTAATGACAAGTGGCTTTAGCAAGGTATCAGCGCCAAATGAGATCACGATGATGGTGTAAAGTGCGATCGTGATAGCGGCTGCTGTGTTGCCATTTGCAAACTCATAAATGCTAATAGGCGCCCACGCCAAAAAGCCACCAACGACTGGGATGAGTGAAGCGAAAC